CTGCTCTTGCAGCACCTCGAAGCCGTTGGTCTTGATCCACTTGATCGTCTTGCGGTCGACCGTGCGGGTGCGCGTCGGCTTGCCGAACAGCAGCCGGGCGACCTTGTCCTCGCGACTGCCTTCCATGGCCGTCAGGCCGTCAGGGTAGAGGTTGAGCGTGCCCGGCTCATGTTTGACGTAGAAATACTCGGCGATGCGCACCGTGTCCTGACTGAGCCACTGGCTCAGGGACGGGTCGCCGACGCCCTGCTCCTGTATCGACCGCACCGAGGCGTCGGGGAACTGGCGTTCGTATTCGTCTTTCGTCAGGTCCTGCGTGATGAAGCACCACTGCGCGTCCGCGCCCGTGGGATCCTGGATCATCGGGTCCATATAGACGCTGAACGAGTTGCGGATGCGCCCGATGCGGATGTCCTGATCGAAAGTGTTGTCGTCGCAATACTCGGTCAGCAGCCGGATGTAGCCCTCGCCGTATGTGACCTGATTGTCACAGGCTGTGTCATAGGCGACATCAGCGTCCGACGCATACTCGATGTGGCGCACCATGCCGTTGAAAATCTCGGCCACCTCGATGTCGGCGTTGTCGTCCGACGGGATGACCTTGCCGGTGGGCCGGTTCTGGCGCTGGTCGTTGGTGACCTGCCTGACGTGCTGCGGCAACTTGTTGATCGTCAGGCACGGACGCGCGTTGATCGTCATGCCTTGGCTGGAGGCACGGCTGGAGAGCACGTCGGAGGGCCACTGGTAGTTGTTGTCAGCACTGCCGGCCATGAACCGCAGGTCGTCCAGCTCGGCTGCCCGGCTGTCGCCGTATGCGGCCACGGCGACGTTCATGCGTGACCGCATGGTGGCCAGCAGGTCGCCCTTGGCGTCAGTCTTGGCGGTGATGGCCATGCGTCAGGAACCCATCCATGAGGATTGCGTCGGAGCGTAGTGCCTTTGCGGCGTTTTGTCGACACGCGCGGTGGACGCCACGGGGAAGGCGAAGGTGACGCAGATCGCGTCGGCGGCGTCGGGGCTTTGCAGCCCTCGCGCGCGCATGTCCTTCTTGCTCTCCAGAAACATCGTCCCCCGGCTGTCCGGCTTGACCAGCGGCGAGATCAGGTCGCTCTTGAGCAGCCGGTCGGCGGGGATGGAGGCCGTCTTGAGCCAGTCGCGCATCGCGCCCCACATCTCGGCCCGCTTGTTGCCCCACATGAGCGGCTGCCGGGAGCGCATCCCGAAGTTGACACCCCTGACCTGCTTGTAGCGTTGCTCCTTGAGCCGGTCGACCACGCCGCCGCCCACGCCGCCCTCGTCGACCACGACCAGCGCGGGGTTGTGCTCCTCGATCGCCTCGATGACCCGGCCCACCACCTCCATGGTGTCCGCGCCCCGGTGCCGCTTGATGCTCAGGATGTCGCGGCCCTTGCGCACGGCGATGACGGTGGCGTCCGACCCGAACCGTGCCGGGTCCACGCCGATGATGATGGGCGCGGTCGGATCTTTCTGCGGCGTGCGCTCCATGGCGTCGTCGACCAGACTGCTGGAGATGAACTGGTCGTCGCTCTCGTTAGGGAACACCCCGTAGACCTCGACGTGCGCCTGGGGGCTGTCGGCCCCATATTCGTCGATGATGCGCTCGTAGACCTTCTGGTCGGTGCCCTCGACGGTGCGTGCGTCCACGATTGTGGTCGACCAGAACGCCCTGCGAGCGTGGAACGCCTCGTAGAAGTAGCCGGTGTTGCGGCGAGGGTTGGAAAACGCGAACCAGAAGCGATCCGGCGTGTTTTCCGTGAAGAAGCCGTCCGTGACCGACCAGATCGCGTCAGGGATGCCGCTGGCCTCGTCGAAGATGACCATGACGCCGTCGTAGTTGTGCGTGCCTGCGTAGGCGTCGGGGTTCTCAGCCGACCAGAGCTGCGCATGCGCTGCCCAGAGCCGGGTGTCGCGGTTCAGATCCGCCTCGACCAGCGTCGTCAGCCACTTCGCCATCGTGATCCGGGTCGCGATCGGCTCGAACCAGTGCCGATTGATGGCCATGGAGGCCCATTTGGTGACCTCCGGCCACGTTTTCGTCGTCAACTGCGCCTCGGTGTTGGCCGAGACGATGGTGGTGGACCCGATCCGGGTCGTCAGCATCCACAAGACCAGCCAAGAGACGAGGGCGCTCTTGCCGATGCCGCGTCCCGAGGAGACGACCTTGCGGAACATGTCGTAGTCGAGCTTGTTGCCGTTTTGGCGGATGTGGTCGGCCAGTTGTTGCAGCAGGTCGCGCTGCCATTTGCGCGGGCCGGTGAACTTGGCGAGCGGCGTGCCTTGCTGTCCCCACGGGAAGGTGAACATGACGAACGAGAGGGGGTCGTTCTTGATTTTGGCGGACCACAGGGTCGCCATGAGCGTCGTTTCGTCCTCGGCGCTATATTTCGTCGACTGCAACGGCTGTCCCTTCGATGGTCAGGGCGTCGACGCGCGCGTTGGCGAGTTCGAGGGCCTTGAGGACGCTGATATTGTCGTCGACGGTTACGTCCAGTTGCTGCTTGGCGACCCAATCGTGCCGGTGCTTGAGCAGGTCCAGCGCCACCTTGGGGTCTTTGCCGTGGGTGGCGGCGTCGTAGAGCACTTCGGCCAGTGCCGCCTCGCCGTCTGCCGCGCCCTTCTCCTGCGCCAGCTCGACCAGCGGGTCCATCTGTGCCAGCCGCCGGAAGTCGGAGGGCTTCATACCTGCGGCGTAGGCGATGCGGTCGCCTTTCAGCCCTTTGCGTGCCGCCTCGTAGACGGCGGTCAGCCGCTGCTCGGTGGCCTGGAGCGTGAGCGGCTCGTGGGTGAGGGACAGGAAGCTCATGGCTGCTACGATATATGCTGGGACAGAAATTTCAAAAAATAAAAAAATGTTCGTGGGGGGTCACTAACGCATTCGCCTTTTGCTCGGCCCTCCCCCTCCCCCCTCGCGCGCGTCGGCGCGTCACTAGCAGCATCAGGATCCTAGCGATCGAGCGTAGCAGCGAGCGAGCTGCAAGCGTAGCGGCCTGGCGTGTGCACATATGGCCTAGCAGCGGGGGGCGCATACGTTGTGACCGGTCGGCTAGGCAATGACATTGCCTAGAATGTTTCTAGGTGATGCGTCAAGGCGCTTGACACTATGGCGAATGTGCCATAGTTAGGACGGACAAGGCGCTTAGGCCTTAGAGGGATAAGACAATGGCATATACGATTTCAGACTTTCGCCGCGACATTCGCCGGCCGTATGCGTGGCCGGGCGGCTATCCCATGTTCTTTCTGACGTCAGACGGCGAGGCGCTTTCGTTCGCAGCTGCTAAATCACAACGCCGTAACGTCCTGGCGGCGATCGCCGGCGGATATAGTGACGGTTGGCGCGTTGTTGGCGTCGGCGTCAATTGGGAAGCCGCCGATCTGACGTGCGCGCATACCGGCGAGGCGATCGAGAGCGCATACGCCTAAAACCGCCGCCAAGGGGTGCTGGACGCGTTTCAGCACCTCTAAGCGGTCAGCATACCAAACGGGCGCCGGATGCGCCCATACGAGAGGGAAACAGAGAATGAACAGCACCGCTTACCGCGCCGGCCAAGCCGACGCCCGGCGCATCCTGAATGCTTTTGCGCGCCGGCGCGTCGTTCTGTCGAGCTGCAACCCTTACAAGCGCGCCGAGACGCGCGCCGAATGGTCGCGCGGCTTCTATTCGGTTTATGGCGCATGACCGCCCCGTCATTGCCGCAAGGTTGCGGATCTTGGATCGTCGTTCGCAAGGGGACGCTCGACGCGGTTTATGAGACCTGGTCTCGATCGGTCGCCAAAAAGGTCAACGCCGAACGCTATCAGGTCCTAACCGCGCTCGACTATCTGCAACGGTTCAACGCCGCGCTTTAGACCCTGGCGCAAACCCCAAAAACAGACGCCGCGCGAAGCAATTTGCGCGGCGTTTTTCGACGCTTTTTCGGGGCTAAAATAGTCATATTGTCATATTGTCATGGGGGAAAAACTTGACTTAGCTCCGTCGTGACACCCCCCTACCCCCTATTATTAGAAGTTTAGTAAAACTTGATAGAGAATGACAATATGACAATGAAAGCCCCCCAAACCGCCGCCGCGCAGGCATTTGCGCGATTGTCACGCACCCCGAAAACCCCTGCCTAAATGACTACCCAGAAAACCTAACTTTAGAACAGACGGCGAACGATCTCCGCCACAATCCCGCCTTATTGTCATCCGCACCTTTTTCCCCATGACAATGTCAGAACACGGACGAAAAACGATGCCAAACGATGCCGCCCTGATCCGCGCCGCGCGCGCCGCGATCGCCACCCGCGCGAAGGAGCGCGCGAAGGCTGAAAGCGAGGGCCAAGCCAAGCCTAATGACAGCTCCGAGATCCCCCCCGCGCCCGTCTCGCGCGCCCTGGCCCGCAAACGCGCCGACGCCTACGCGGCGTTCGTCGTCGCGACCGCGAAGGCCGCGACCGCCGCCAGACGCAAAGGCGAAAATAGTTGTTGACACCATAGCAGCATTGCCATAGAAGGAGTGTGTGGCGCGGCGGTGAGAAAGCCGGCGCGATGTCCACAACCCCTTCCAAAGGGCCGGAGCGGACCGGGCAGAGGGCGAGGCGGGGCGCGTCCCCCGCCAAACGAGAGGGACACACAATGCAAAGCTACATCACGCGGGCGTGGACACATCATAAAGCACGCTTGGACCGCGCCGTTGACGCAAAAGACTATCCCGCCATGCGCGACGCGAGCAGCGTCGTCCGTGATCTTGAGGCGCGCATGAACGCGGCCGAGCGCCAGTCCGTCGGCCTGTCGCCGGGGGCGGGGCAATGACCCCGCACCCCTTCCCGCTCCCCGCCGGCCCGGAAGCGGCCTGGACCGCGCGCCAGTGGCAAGCGGCGGCTAACTTCTATCACTATGAGATCATGGGCGTGGACCGCGCCGAGCCTAACTACCGCCCGACCCTGTCGCTGCTGGAGAGCGCGCACCGTCACGCCCAACGCCGCGCCGCCGCGCTCCGCGCCGGCACTTGACACCCCTAGCAATCCTGCTAGATTAGCGTCACCAATCACGGAGAACCGCCATGCATATCGACTGCGCACCCTTCCCCGCCACCCGCATTTTCTGGACCGCCCGTAAGACGCGCGACGGCTTCCGTGGCGTCGTCACCACGGTTGAGGCGTCCGCATGGGCGCCGTCGTCATGGGCGCGCGGTCGCTTCGTTTCCGACATCACCCGCCCGTCGCGGGCCGACGCGATCCAGGACGCCGAAACGGCGACCCGCGAGGCCGCGCGCACCGGCTACGTCCCCACGTTCTGACCGCTTGACACCCCTAGCAATCCTGCTAACGTCACGTCTCTAACCGATCACACACAAAGGCACACACAATGACCGACATTTACACGCAACACGCCGCCGCCTTCGCCAGCGTTTCGGCGTTCGCCATCCTCAACCGCACTGGCGATCCCGTCGCCACCGTCGCGCTCAAGTTTCCGCGGGACGGCGCGGGCCGCCTCTATGCCTATGTGCACTGGCTAGGCATTGACATGGCGCGCGGCCACGCGGGCGGCGGCGGGTATGACAAACGCACCGCCGCCGTGGCCGACGCCGCGCGCAGGATCGAATGGCCAATCGACCTGGGTTCCGGTTCCGACGCTTTCGCTGATGCTATTGCACTAGACGGCGGCGACGACTGGATCCGCGCCGTTGAAAAAGCCGGGTTCCGCGTCCTGCAAACCGTCTAACACGCCCTCTCTCCCGCCATGCCTCGCGCGTGGCGGGTTTGACGGCCTGTTAGTGCCGACTGCAACCGATCACAAAGGAACTGACCATGATCCAAGTTAACGCCAACCTGTTCGCCCGCGTCGCCGTCGCGCAATCGTCCGACCCTGACCGCTACTATCTCAACGGCGTCTGCATCCAGCCGCACCCGCGCGGCGAGGGTGTGACCTTGACCGCGACCGACGGCCATTGCCTGTTGACCGCTCACGATCCGAAAGCCGACCCGGCGACGCTCCTGCCGTCAGGGGGCATCATCGTCAACCTGGGCAAAGACGGCCTGAAAGCCGCGCGCAAGGGCGGGACCGTCACGATCGACCCGGTGACGGGCGATGCGCATATCGACCACCCGCAACAAGGCCGCATCTGGCGCTCCGCCGCCTCAACCTTGATCGACGGAAAATATCCCGACTGGCGGCGGATCCTGCCGCAAGGCGACATGGTGGCGACTGGCGCGGCGTTTGACGTCAAGCTCCTCTCGCGGCTTGGCGATGCGCTCACCGACTGGAGCAAGTCTGGCCATGGCCTCGCGATGCGCGGCGCGGACGACGCCAGCCCTCACGTCGTCACCTGTGCCAACCAGGACGCCGCTATCTTCGCCATCTGTATGCCGACCCGCGTCACCCCGACCGCTGGCCTGCCCGCCTGGCTGTAGCCTTCCCGCTTACCCGCCAGCCCTTACCGGCTGGCGGGTTTGCCGGACGGCTATACCGCCCGACCACCACAAAGGACACCACCCCGATGAAACTGATCCTCGACACCCTCGAACGCGCGCGGCTCGCGGCCTCGCCAGCGGAGGCCGACGCCCTCCGCGTCGCGCTTATAGACTTGGAAGCCCTTGCCGATGCCCTATCCCGCAACGGGCAAGAGCTTGGCGACGCCGCCCGCGCGCTGGACGACCTCGCCGCCCTGCGCGAACACATCGCGGCGCAACCGTTCGAGACGACGGACATGGACGACGGGACGACCACGGTTGAAAGCCTGACGCCTGACGCCTTCCCGCACTGGCTGGCCACCCTCGAAAGGCTGGCGCAATGATCGTCGCACGGTTCAAAGCCGCCACCGGCATGAGCGACCGCGAGCTGGCCGCGCTACTAGGCGTCGCACGTTCGACCGTCCAGGCGGGCCTCGCCGGTAAGCTGCGGCTCAAGATCCCCGACGCGACGCGCGAGGCCCTGCTGGCCGTCGTCACCGACCGGCAAGCCGCCCTCGCGCAGCTCGCGCACGACTTGACACCCCGGCAAGATTGCTAGACCTTGCCTCAACCAATCACGAAGGAAACGAGACCATGGACATAAAACATCGATACACGGGCGCGGTTCTGTTCACCGCCAAAGGCGCGACGACCGCAACCGCTGCGCTTGCAATGGCAGTCGCCGCCCGGGCCGACCTCTCCCGGGCCAACCTCTACGGGGCCTACCTCACCGGGGCCGACCTCACCGGGGCCGACCTCACCGGGGCCTACCTCTCCCGGGCCAACCTCACCGGGGCCTACCTCACCGGGGCCTACCTCACCGGGGCCGACCTCACCGGGGCCGACCTCACCGGGGCCTACCTCTCCCGGGCCAACCTCACCGGGGCCTA